TAGCGAAATTGAGGGGCTGGTCGCCTTCGTAGTACGACTCAGCCCTCTCAATATCGGGTCGACGGTTGTTCAGTCGCGTGTAGATACGCTGCGTCAGTTTCCGGGCGGAATCCGCGTCCATGCGCCCTCCTGACGGGTCAGTAGTAGATGAAGTTGTCCGGCTGCTCAGTCAGAGCACCGTCTGCGATGGCATCCATGCGGGCTTCATGCGCCAGCACTGAGGTCATCGCGAGGTCGATCTTCTGCGGGTCGGTCGGTTTGCCGATGAAGTACCGGTTGATCCCCGTCGCGGGATCAACCCCACGAGCTCGAAGGATCGCGTTCCGCAGATGCGCTTCCACATCCACGTCCCCGTCGTGCGTGAAGTCCGACTCGACGTTGTACACGTCCGTGCGGAACCGCTCGAGCGCCGCATGCATCGGGTTTAGACGGTTCGTCGCCCACTTGAGGAACACCCTGTCGCCGTGTTCAGCGGCCAGGTTGTCGATCTCGGACTCCCAGAACGCGGGGTCGAGGTAGGCGCGGACGATCTCGAACTCTGACGCGATCTGTGACCACGCGGCAGCAACCTCCGCGCGCGGAATACGCCCATCCCAGTCCTGCGGGCGCCAATGCGTCTTCCGACGCGCGTCTCCATAGACGGGGGTGAACTGATACCCGTCGAGCGTTTCCAGCCGGATGCCGGTGTGGTCATCGTTGTTCGACCCGTCGAACCCGGCACACACCTTCGTGCGCGCCGAAACGGTGATGGGCGTCTCGACCTTTCGGTCGGCCCACTTCGTCATGTCCAGCCACGCACCCGAACCGGCAACGATCCGGTTCCCAAAGAACCGCTCCGCCTCAGCAGGATTCGCCTCGGACAACGCCGAAGACTCTGCCTCGATCGACCGCTGATCCACCCACGGCGACCCGCCATAGTTGAACGCGAAGATCAGCGCCCGATCCTTCTTCAGATCGAACCGAAGATTCGCCGGCGGCGGGAAGTAGTGCTTGAGAACGTCCTTACGCTTCGACTCGTGCGTGTCCTGAGCCTGCGACGCCTCCGCCGGGTCGTACGGGTTCGTGGTCTCAGAGACCCGGCCACCCATACCGGCAGCACCGCGACGCAACGTCCGCATGAACTTCTTCATCTTGTTCGAGTCAGTCCACAGGCCAGTCTCATCACACTTGCCCGCCGAGATACGCGCACCAAGCTTGCCGTCAGCCTTCGACGTCACAATCTCGACCCGCGAGTCACGGTTCCCAGACGGGTGACGGATGAACGCCTCACCAGTACGCACGAGGTTCGACAGCGGCCCCGAGTCGATCATCGGGATGAGAGCACCCCATGTGTTCTCCACCTGATCCTCAACGACAGCCGCGAGCTGGATGCGAGGGGTCGGCCAGTGGCGCCCTTTCGGCTCCCCCACCTCGTAGAAGTAGACAGCGCCACACGGGCACCCATGATCGGCGCAAGCGTAGAAGTCGCCCTCGACCGCCCACCCATCGAACAGGCACGGCCCCATGAACTCGAGACACGTCTCCGCAGCAACACCAGGAGACTTCCCAACCTTCTGAGCAGCCATCCACTGGCCCGTGCGATACCTGAACGCAACGTTACGTTCACCAGGCTTCGCGGTCGGCCGAACCTCATACCAGTTCGCCAACCACACACGATGATCGAGCGTCGGAGTGAACGGATCACCCGCGGTATCGCCCTCAGGGACTACACAGTGGTTCTCAATCCACCACATGCCGAGGTAACCGAGGGAACGCGTACGGGGAGGGATCTTGTAGTCAGGCACCTTCAACGGAGACAGCCTTCAGCCAGTCACCCGACGACGTCTTGCGGGCAGCAGGAGCAGTCGTAGCCGGCGCCGCAGCCGTACCGTCCGAGATCCGCCAGCCGTTCTGACGCATCCCCGGGATGGACAACCCGAGCTCCGCTTCCATCCGCAGAGCCACCGTCGACCAACCGTTCACAGCCTCGGGAGCCGTCGCCTTGACATAGGCGCGCACATAAGCCGCCACCTGAAACTTCAGACCCAGCGACGCCCACGCGGCGCCCTGAGGCTTAGCCCACAACTCATCCCACAACTCAGTCTCGACCGACAACGCCTCCGCCAGCGGGAAAGCAGGCACAGGACCCGTGTACCCCTCAGCAGGAAGATCAACCCAGTCACGATCAAGAGACCGATACGAGTTCGGATCGGGCGCAGGACCACTACGCGCACGAGCACCACCAGAAGGCATAACACCACATCCTCAGCATCACGCTGGGCCGCATCACGCGACCGCGGAACAGTCGAACACCCCTACGAAAACGGGCGTCCCGGAACGTTTTGAACCCACCTGAGGTTTTTCACACCTCACCGGCGGGCTTCTGGTGGAGGTGCGTCGAGGCCCCTCCCCCTATGCGTTCGAACAGATGTTCACCGTTGGTTCCAGCCTCCTGGCTGTCTGCCTGCGGTCTGTGTTGAGTCGCATGGTTTGCATAGTCCGCGGCCGGCACTGGGGTCGTTGGGGTCTAGTCCACGTGCGACGAGTTCGTCGCGTCCGAGTGGGTAGTGGTCTGCGATGACTGAGGGTGCGCGGTGGCAGATGACGCAGATGGGGTGGTGTGCGAGTACTGCGGCTCTGAACGTCTTGTGTCCACGGGTGTTGGTGTACCTGTCCCTGGTTGCATCCCTGCCCCGGGAGGCCGCTCTACGGTGCTCTAGGCAGCGTGAGCCCTCACTGGCGGGGAAGATGGTGGGACAGCCGTGGACGGAGCAGACACGCATGTGTCCTCCGTGTGCTGTGGTGTCGAAGGGAAGAGTGGAGCTGCCGGTAATCGAAACCGGGTAACCGTGTGCTAAAAACCTGACATCGTGTCGATGTTCGGTATTTCGCACATCGGGCTTTCCTGTCAGCCCCGTGGTGTGGTTTGCGCCGTCACCTCGGCGAGATACGGAACCCCCTGATGGTTGCGTGTCAATCGTCTTCGTCGTCGTCTGCGTCGAATGTTGTCCCGTCGATCCACGTGGCGTGGCGTCGTTGGGCGTAATCGAGCAGACCTGACGTGTGGTGTACGGGTTGACCGTCGGGCCATTCCCGCATGTAGTAGCCGTTGCGGTCCTCAGCGTGGACCCCGTAGACCATGAGTACCCATTCGGTACTGAACGCTCCGGGGAACTCGTCGGCGAAGTGGTTGGCGATCGCGGTTTCGAGGGCGTCTTTGGTTGCGTCGCTCATCGGTCGTACTGCCAGAACACTCTGCCGCCGACACCTTCGCACTTGTGTGGGCCGGCATGACCAGCAGGCAGGTAGCAGGTGAGGTTGTCGGTGGCGATAACAAGGGTCGCCGTGCAGTGCTCACCCGTCATTCGCGTCCTCGTTCCCATTCGTCTGAGCAGCATTCGTCCGCCGCGATCCGGGTTGTGTACCGGGATGTGCAGTCAGGGCACTCGTATTCAGTGTCAGGACTCACAATCGTCACCTTTAGGGTCGGCCTGATCTGACACAAGATCCTCGATCCGGCTCAAGGCATGTCCAACATGAACCGGAAGTCACGGATGCGGGTCGCAACCTCAACGAGCCTCGCTTCGAAGCGCCGGTAGTGGTTGGCGCAGTACATGAGGTCCGTGCCGTTCACGGTCACACACACCCATGCTTGCGCGCCACAGTCGAGGCCGTCGCAACGGTCGGCCGCAATAGGACGCCACTCATCCATGACGGCGGCGATCTTCCTGGTGCCACAGTTCAAGTACTTCGCTGCGCTTGTCGGCGGTGAAGTACCAGAACGGTGTCCTGGGGTCGATGGCTTGCCAGTAGCCGCCATCCCTGCCGTAACCTGTGGCGCGGTGATCTCCGCGCCTGTATACCGCGTGAACCATTGGATGCACCGCCTCGGCTAGAGGACCGTGAGTGATGACAGGTCGAACCCGTCGTCAGTGATGTCGAACACGAGGATTCCGGGGTCGGAGTCTTCGCCGGCGACGTTGCGGAACCAGTCGGAACCGTTGTCGGTGGTCGGGCACTGAAGCCACCACTTAGACCGGCCCGTGTACGGGTTACGGCCTGTGGGGACCACTGTCAGACAGTGGAAGTGACCGGAGACGAGGATGTCGGCCGACCCGATCGGTTGACCGCCGTGCTGCTGCTTCGCCCACCAGTTCACGATCCCGTTCTTGGGGGAACGGTGCCCGTGGACCACACCGAGACGGGTGCCGAGGATGTCGAGGACCGCTGATTCGTCGTACTCGGCGGGGATCGTCCATGTCACGTCGAGGCGGGCGGCTTCAGCAACCTTCCGTACCTGCTTGTGCACGAAAATGCCGAGGTCGTCACCGGGACGCCCAAGGTCGGTCTTCCCGCGACGCCATGCAGTGTGATTGCTCGGGACCGCGACGACATCGACGTGACCGTGACGGTGCATGAGTTCAACGAACTTGTACACCTCAGTGCCGGCAAGGTCCATCTGCTGCGCCAACGACAGGTCGTTGGTGAACATCGGGTTGCCGCCGGATTCGAAGTTCTCGAACAGGTCGCCCACCTCTGCGAGCACCGTCGACTGCGGGCGGACACGCTTGAGGTGCGCCGCCAGTTTGGTCCGCTTCTCCTCAAGACGGTCCACGAGCTCGGGCGTACCGCCTCGAGCCCCAGTTTTCCCCGCCTGCACGTCCGACAATGCGACGACAGTCACTCGACGGTCAGCCGTAACCCCTAGGGGTTTTCTCGGTACGCGCCTCGCTGTGGCGTACAGGGCGGGAAGATCGAGCCGCACCTCAAGGGGTGCGACTTTGAAAAAGTAGGACGTTAGCCATTCACCGTCAGGCTGCTGCTTGCGCCACTGGTTGACGGTCCCGACGATTTCGTACTCGCCGGCGTCATACCCGAACTGTTCGAGCAGTTCACGGTGGTTCTGGACTTCACGGATGGGGCCGGTGGTGATCTCGGCTTCGTCGCCGATGATGACCTGTCGTGCCTGCCATTCGGTGGGGATAGCGCCCATTGCGAGGCGGTTCTCGAGGCTCATTCCATGCCCCGCTTCTGCCTCCAGGCACGGAACGCCGTGTCCGACATTGACGGGGCGCCCACTGCGACCAGTTCCTTCAACAGGGCAACATGCCCCCACGCCTTGTTGCGTGCAGCGGACAGGATTGCTTCCTGCTCCGGTTCGGGGCGGGAGTCGACCCAGACGTCCATGATCGACTTACCGGCAGGGCGAACGGTTGGGGGTGTTGCGAGCTTGCTGACGAGATCCACGGGTGCTCCCCTGGTTCGGGTACGCCCCCGAAACCCCGGAGGCGGGCTGCGGAAACGAAAAGGGTGCCGACCATCAGCCACCCGTTTGGGTGCTGGCTCCGGCTTTGGCGCACACGGGGTAGCGGTCCATGTGGCGCTTTTGTGATGGCGGCCGGCTGCTGCGCGCGGCCTATCTCGACCCGTTTCGGCGGTGGTAACGACGCTCGGCGGGGAGTCTCGGTTAAACGACGAACCGGCGGGGAGACACACTCCACCACCGGCAGGACTAAGGATACTACATAAGCAGGTGCTTATGCAAGAGGATCGCTAGATATTGTGTCCCTGGCTCCTACTCGGTCGGTTCAAACGCAAGGGTAGCGAGGTCCGGGTCGGGGCTCGCCTGCCATTCGCGAGCCTCGACAACGCGACCCATGACGCCCGTGCCAGGAAAGATGTCCACGACTTCATCGCCCGGCATCCACCCCATGAGATCGAGCACCCACCCGCAGAACCGTTCAGGCTTCGCGCCGGGCAGGCCGCGCTTCATGGTGATGTTCTCCGCCAGATGATCCCGGCCCACGGGGGCACCGTCCGCGCTCCGATCGCGGCCAGGCATGAACACCACAGGTTCCCAGGTGTAGGCGATGCGCACGTTGCGCTTGAAGGCGGCGAACGGCTTGACCCAGGAGCCGATCCGTGCCCCGCGCGGAACAAGCGGGAGCAGGTCGTGCAGGTTGCCGCTGGTCATGCTCAGCGCCCACCCGTCGTACTCGGAAAGCGAGTCGATCAGCTGACGGTGAGACTCGATGTCGTCCCACACGCGCGACTCGGCATGGTGCGCGTCATAGAGCTTCCCCATGCCAAAATACGGCGGGTCGGCGTATGCGAGTCTCACTCGCATTCCCCTTCTGCGTCGCCACCGTCGATGACGGTTGCGTTCGGCCAGATCCGCATGAGGTAATCGAGGACTGTCGGGCGGTCCTGCGCGGCTGTCATCGTTCCCCCTGTTGGTGAATCGTCAGCACTGCCTTCGGGCGGTGCGCCTCCTCGGCGTGCTCACGGAACTTCTGTTCGGCGGTGAAGCGCTGCGTGTCCCAGAACTTCTGCCCGCATGCGGAGCAGGTGTAGTGCCACATCACGAACCCCCAACCGTGTGGTTCGTTCCTGCGTTGAGTGCGGTGAGGAAGAACATGAACTGTCCGGGTAGCCAGATGACACCGCAGGGTCCGCACCTGGCGTCGAGGGTGTCTCCGGTGTTGCGGTCTCGTCGGAATGCGAGCGCGGCGGAGCGAACTTCTTCGCCGTCGACGACGCGGTATTCGTATCGTTCTCCGCATGCGGGGCATGGGAGTTCGATGGGTGCGAGGCGGGGCGGGTCCAAATAGTCTTCGATGGCTTGGATCCACTGTGCGACGACGGCGGGCGCGTACATGTTGCGTCCGTTGATGGTGACAACAGTTTCGGTGGTTGCCCACGCCGCCCACTCGACCAACAACGTTTCGGGGTGGACGGCACCCATCACCTTGTTGAACGCCGCCCGGTGCACTTCCCACACCTGTGTTTCGATGAGGTTGTACAGGTCGAAAGCGGCAGCCTGAAACGGCAGCTTCGTCTTCCCCCCGGCGCCGGCACCATCCTGGGATGATCCGCCGTGGACGGCGTCCCGCATCTGGGAAAGAAGAGACGGCACCGAATGGAACTCGATGCCGTCAGTCGTGTGGATCGCTTTCTTGTGATCCGAGACCAGTTGTTCAACGTCGACCGTCATGTCTGTTCTCCTGTCGTGTCAGCCGGAACCGCCGAACCCGGGGGTAGCAGAACCTCGCGCGCCTTCGCCCCATCGGCCGGCCCGACCACCCCGAGCGCTTCGAGACGGTCCATCATTCGATTGGCCTGGACGTAGCGCAGCCCGAGCTTGCGCTGGAACATGCTCACGGACCCGAACTGCGTCGAGACGACGAGCTCCACGGCGTCCGCGATCTGCCGTTCCGTGAACTCCGGCGGGTCCACCTGCGTCGCGAACGCCATGAGCCGGAGTTGCTGAAGGTCGCCGCCCGCGATCAGGAATCGGTTCAGCGTTTCGATGTGCTCGGTCGCAGACTCGGGTCGCCCGGTGGCGATGCGTTCGAGATCTCGGATCGCGGCTTCTCGTCGCGCCTCTGCGGCCCGAATCAGCGCGTGTTCGGTCACGGTTGGTCTCCTTCTCGGTCGTTTCGGAGGACTGGCCCCAACGGTGTCGGAGTGAGGCACATGAGACGCCGCCACCACTGGGCATGCACAACCCGCCGATGCCTGTCCCGGGCCAACGCGCCACCGCAGTAAAGGCAGAACCGTCTGCTCATTCGTGAACCTCCTTGTAGAAGCGTCGGAAGTTGGTTTCGCTGATCCGAACCACCGCGGCCCGTTCGCCTGGTGGTAGGTCCGCGTACACCCACCCGAGGTAATGACCAGCCCTACGTGGGAATGCGTCAACAACCCGTACGGGCCGGTCCCATCGCACCCAACGTCGGTTGAACCCGTACTGGGTGAGGAGTTCCCCACGCTTCGTAGCAACAGCCTCGCTATACGACACGGTCACCTCCTCGGGCCTGGGCAGTCGCGGTTGTAGACGCCGGTGCCGTTGTTGCACTGCCCGCAACGATGTGGTGGTGGTTCCGGCGCGGGTTCCCGCATCTCCCGGAGCCAGGCGTCTTGTTCCTTCGTCACCCGGTAATAGACGTCATCCATGGGTCAAAAGGGTGTCTCGGATTCGGGGATGGTCGTCGTCGCCCACGGGTCGGCCGATATGTCTTCGGAGACATAATTTGGCTGCGGCGCCTGTCCGGCGCGGGTTATCGAGGTTGCCCAAACGACCAGCGAGTAGTGCTTCTTCCCGTTGGTGTCTGTGCGGGTTTCGGTCTTCTCGGTGCCGGTGATGTCGATGCGTTCACCGTCCTGGAACTGGGCGAGCTGGATGCCTGACTCGCGGGACACCTTCACGTCACGGAAGGTGCGTGCCGTGGTGACCCACTGCCCGTCTACGTCCTGCTTCCGGTGCGGTTCGGACGTCTTCAATGCGAAAGCGTCACCCGACTGGTTGCGGATGACGCTCTCGATGAACGCGGTGTAGGTGATCTGGGCCATTAGTCGTCTTCGCTTTCGTCGTCTTCTGGTTCGAGTTCTCCGCGGGCAACCACAGCGAACATGTGAGCGGCGAACAGTTCGCACGCCACCCAAATGAGAACGACCACCCCAAGGAGGGTGGCCGCGATGTAGGCGATGAGGATCCACGGGTCCATCAGTCGCCTCCGAACTGGGCTACCGAGTTGTATGCGGCAGCGTCCTCGTCGATGTGTGGCAGCAGTCGCACACCACCCAGCAGCACGGCGGCATCAGCGAGCGTCATCGTCACGTACGTGCCGCCCATGTTCTTCGCGCCGAAACCACGCCGCTTGTGAGCGACCATCGCAACAGCGGCATCATCGTTGCCGCGTTCGACTTCGGCCTCAGCAACCCACCCGGAAAGGTTCAGGCGTGCCACGTCCTTACATTCGATGACCGCCCGCTCACCCAGTACCGTTCGGATTCCGGTGATGTCGCCCCGGTCTTTGGAGCCGTTGCGGGCACGCCGCTCGATCCGGTCATCTCCGAGCGCTGCGGCGAGGAACCCGGCGACCTCGCGCTCAAACCACGACCCTGCCGCCTTTGCAGACTTCCTTGAACGGCTCATGCTGCGTCCTGCTTCCTGAGTCGTGCGCGTTCAGTGGCGGTCTTCCCGCCACGGATGGAGTGCCGGTCCCATGCGGGTGCATCAGCGAGACACAGGGCACGTACCGGGCATGACGCGCACACCTCAAGCGCATGCCGGTTCGGCGACCACCCCGCGGCCGGATCCGGGAAGAAAAGTTCGGGATCGACCTGTGTACACGCCGCCTTGACCATCCACGACCTGTCCGCGTAGGTGTCCGAGTACCCGGCTTTACAGTCCCGGCAGAACGGGGAACGGGCCGTGTCACCCTGCTTGATGCGACGTTTGATGCCGCACCGTTCACACGCTGCCTCGTCACTCATCGCCATGCCTCCTGCTCCGTCCGCGACATCGTCTGTCGACAGTCGCGGCATAACCCCCACCTCGAGCCGGGTCCGCGTCCACCGGCCTGACCGCACCGGTCGCAGAGGATCGGGGTCGGCCAAGCTGTCACACCGGCCGACGGTGTCACCATGTCAACACCACTGGTCATTGGGTCTCCTGTTGGCCGGCGATGAACCTGCGCAGGTTCTCGGTTTCGGCGTCGTATTCGGCGGCGGCACGGATCTTGTGGTCCTGCGGACGCTCCATCCGTTCACGTACCGCCTTGCTGCGGCGTCGTGAGTCTCGGAGTAGGCGGGACATCCATTCGTCCCTCCAGTCGTCCGCTGTCATCCGTTGCATGCTCACTTGTGGTTCTCCGGGGTATGAGAAAGGGCCACACCAGACCGGTGCGACCCTCGGGGATGGATGGGAGTTGTTCAGTTGGTTTCGAGCTCGGCCGGCGCGTAGGTGCGGGCCTCCTCCACGTCCCTCTGTCGCGCGAGGGACAGCCGTGCGGCGACGTCACCCGGCAGCGGCTCACGTTTCGGCCAATCCCGGCCAATCAGTCCTCGAGCCTTCGCCGACCGAACGTCAGCTTCGATCGCGTCATCCGTCATGCGAGTGTCGACCTCCACCGCGGCGAGAACATCGCGGACGGTAAGCGGCTTCGTGCCATGCGGTCCCGTGTAGTGGGCGACGGCGGCTTGCTGTGCCAGCGGGTACGGAACGTCCTTGAGGGCGAGGAACCATGCTTCAGTCGTGACTCGGTCGACGGTGACGAACCGGTCGAACCCGGACGCGATGGCGAGCAGTTGCCCCACTTCGACCTTGTTCATGCTTCGATGCCTCTCTGCTCCGCGTAGGAGCGTGCTGCTTCTTCACGGGCCAGCTCGGCGACGAAGTCGAGGTTCTGTTCCGTGCGAGTGTTGCGGTGTCGGGGTTGGGGTAGTTCGTCGGTCCACCGTTCCCCGTTGATCCACGCGCCGAGGGCGGGGATGAACTGCCGTTCGGTCGTGGCGGCGTACGCCTGCCCGAAGCGGATGATGTGGGCGACGAGTTCTTCGGGGTCGATGCGTCGGGCCGCGATGGCGAACCGTGCCTGCGACTGCTTCTTCTCGACCTTCTTCGGCCAGTGCTCCCACGCCTCATCGAACATGCTCGCCAGCACCGCAGGTGCGGGAGAACTGTTCCCCCGTTCCCCTGTTCCCCTGCTCCCCTGCTCCCCTGCTCCAGGCGCGGGGATGTCGCGAATGTCTCGCGAGAGTGTCGCGAGGACTGCATTTTCGGCGTCTGGTCTGGGATATCTTGGCTTCGCTGGTTTGTCGATGCGCTGGTGCGTCTCCCACTTGCAGATGAAGAGGAACCGGCGGGAGTCGACGCTGTACCGAGTGATGAGACCCCTTTCAGCGAGGTTCGAGAGCCCTCGCTGGACCCTCGCGACGGTCTCGCGAGCATCACGGAACATGTCAGAGGCGAACAGGTCGCCGATGACGGCGGGTTCCTCGTCTCTGCCCACACCGTTGTCGTCGACGTAGCTCCAGAGCCCGATGAACAACAGTCGGTCTTCGACGTGCAGCCCGACGATGTCGGCAGAGCGCCAGAACTCCGGCTTGATGCTCCTGATCCTCATGCTTCATTCCTTGTGATGGGGTGATGGTTGAGTGCCCACCGGATGACGGCGAGGTCGATGGAACAGACTTCGTTGATGTCGTATACCGTCCAGTCGTGCCAGATGAACAGACTGCGGATAGCCGCATCCCGCATCCGAGCATCGGTTGAGGCGGCGAGGGTGGCGACGAGCGATTCGGCATCCGGGATCGACACGGCTCACCTCCTAGAAGCTGGGTTCGGGTTTGACTGGTTCGGCGCGACCGTCAGCGGTCAGCCACCGCATTTCGCCGCGGTACATGACAGGGATGAGGCGCGGGTCGGCCCACGAGTTCACGGACCATCCGAGCTCGTGACCTTCAGCGGAGTGCGCGACCCCATGATCGCCGGAGTGGTTTCCGCCGGCCATCCCGCCTGCCCCGCCGCACAATGCGATGAGGTTCCACACGTCGTGTGTGCCACCCCGTGACTTGTATTTGCGGTGATGGACGTCGGTCGCGGGCCTCTTCCCACAGCCTTCACAGATACCGCCGCACCGTTCTTGGACGATGCGGCGGTTGTGGGCCGGGATAGGTGTGGCTCGGGTCATACGGGCACCAGGGATACGAGGTCGTCGTACGTATTCGGTGTCAGTCGCGCCTTGCAGTACTTGCAGATGCAATGCCGCGGGACGCTCTGACTACGTGCGCGATGCACGCAGACCGACCCGACGAGCCCGGTGTGACCGCAGCACCGCATCCGGGCGATGTAGGTTGCCGGCTCGGTGCAGTACTGGCACGCGGCGGTGTCGTCTAGCCAGGTTTCGTTGAGGGTGTCCGACTTATCAAGAACAGAAGTCATGACACCGGCTCCCACGGTCCAGCCTTGCGGCGCCGATGGGTAGCATGCGCGCCTGTGTTGATCTCGTAGAAGTTCATCGGCCGCAACTCATAGCGCGTGCCGTAGCCGTCGTCACCGAAGTCGCCATCCGGCACTCGGACCTTGATCCCGTACTGCCATTCGTCGGCGGGTGCCGGCTCATCGAGCGCCTCGGCGAGAAGGCACTGTGCGTCGTCCAGCAGGGACCGAGTCGTGGGCGAACAGATACCGGACTCGCGCAGGGCGTTGAAGCGGTCGACGAGTTCTTTCTGCCGTTGACGGATGTCGTTCATGGTTTCCCGTGTCCTTTCTGCCCGCACGACGGAAGAACAGCCCCGTCAACATCCTTCGCCGTACCAACCATCGGACGTTCCCCACACCACGCACACGTGAACGTGGAGAACGCCATAGCCCGCACAGCATCACCAACCGGCGTCTTCGGCTTGCTCATGCGCAATCACCGCCAGCGAACACATCGGTGAGGACATTGCTGATGCGGGTGTGCCAGTACGCGTGCGCGTACGCTTCACCCCACGTGTCGAACTTGTCCTGATGGAACGGCGCGAACCGGAGAACAGTCCACTGCCCGTCGTCATCCTTGAACACGATCGGACGGTGGTCGTCGTCGTGACTGTTCATCGCGTCGATGACGTTCTGGATCATGACGGTTCCTCCAGTTCTGTCTTGCGCTTGTCTTTCGCCGCTTTCACGTCCGGGTGCGACTGGACGCCACGCTTCCCGGCGAGATCCCACGCCGCCTTCAACGCAGGCATCGACTCCGCGTTCGTGATGTCGTCGAGTGCGGCCGTGAGACCGTCTGTGTCGACGGTGATCGGCTGCACGGTAAACGGGGCACGCTTGCCGCGGGTGACCGTGAGCGCAACCGTCAACGGCTCGCTGATGTGCGAGAGCGCCCGGATCCTGATGCCACCCACGGCGTCTTTCCCGAACCGGATCGTCGGGTCGCCGTAGAGGGTGATGCGCCGGCCAACATACGCCGACGCTTCCGTACCCCACGCTGCGATGAGTACGCGCCGCATCGACTTCCCCGGCTTGTACGGGCGACCCGGGTACTCCGCGTTATGCAGCTCCACCGGCTGATCCGGTGGCCCCTGCTTCACCTCAGTAACCGTGATCGTCAGGTCACGTGAGGCGACGTCGTCGAAATTGAGCTGGTCCGAACGGGGCTCAACCGTCTTCGTGATGTCCATCTTCGGCAACGTCCTTATCTGCCAGGTCCGAGGTGACGCTCTCGGATACCTGCGCTCTGATCTTGATGTCGTAGTACGGGCTCGTGGCTTGCAGGCTCATCTCGAACGTCACCGGGATGTCGTCGCCAAACCCGGCGATGTCGACCTGTTCCAGGAACGCCCGGAAGTGCGCGATCGTGAGCTTGCGCGCTCCGTGTTCTGTCACGCACGCGACGACGTGGGTCGATGACGTGCTTGATGCGGTGCGTCGGATCATCAGACTGTGATTTCCGTTCCGATTCCGTGGCGTTCGTCGAATGCCATAGCCGCCCACACGGGCGGTTCGAGGGTCTGTACTTCGTCGGGGTGACCGGGCCACACGTTCGACGCTTCACACGCCGCGTACGTGGTGCGGGCGACCCGTGAGAGGGTGCGTCCCATCTCCTCGAACATGAGGCCGAGGCGGTGGACGGCGACGAGGTATGGGGCGGTCGTCTCAACTGCAACGAACACGAACTGGATCTCGCCGCCGTGGGGTCGGTACGCGTCCCGGTAAAATTCCTGCTGAACCTGATACCCGTACTTCACGACCGTCTTCGTGAACGAATCCGCGTCCGCCCCATCACCCGTCGTCTTCAGGTCGATGCCGAACACACCCTGCGGTGTCTCCTCGGTGAGCGCGTCGAACCGGGCACGCACAGGCACCCCGTCAACCTCACCGAACACGGACACCTCACGATGCCCCGGCAGTTCGAACAGGGCACGGGCGGTGGGGTGTGCGAGGACCGCCTGAGCCATTCCCCGGATGGGTCGCAGGTCGGCGGCTTTCATGGGGATCTTCCCCTCGAACCGCACAGCGGCAGCCCATTCCTTCGCCGCGTTCGTGGTCGCGTTGCCCCGCGCATCCAGCACGTCCCGCGGGTACTCGACCGCTTGCGCCCCAACCCCGAGGACTTCCGCATGAACGCATTTCCCGAGGTCGAAGGCTGCGCTGGTGTATTCGCGTCCCTGCCGGTACTTGAACTTCGCCGGCGACCCACCAAACTCCGGGAGAAGAAGTCGCGCCCCGGTGCTCGAAAGCTCGGGGCGCGAATGGTAATCCTGGTCGCTGAGATCCTGGAGAATCACGAGTCGTCCTTGGGGTAGATGCGACGGGCGTCGGAAGTCAGTTCGAGAAACTTGCCGTCGACCTCCACGCCGTTGCTTAGGTGGAACCGTCCGTCTGTGGTGACGAGAGCTGCTTCGGATTCCCCGCTCTCGTAGTCGATTTCCCAGACCTGGCCGGGCTTGGCGTCGTGCCATGAGGGTTTCGGTTCAGGGTGAGCATCGAAGTACGCCTTTGCGGCGCCGCCGAAGTTCCCCTCGAACGTGAGGCTTTCGCGAGCGTAGATACGTGCCTCGTCAAGCGCCTCTTCGTCGAAAACGCCGACCTCGCCCAGCTCGCCGTCTGGCACGACGATGTAGTTCTGGTTCTCGGGCCAGCGCCACCGTCCGAGGCGTTCGTCTTCCTCAGCGCGGAAGAACTCACGCAGGGCGTCGACGACCTTTCCTCCCGCCAGACCGTTCCAGCCAAGTCGGTTGTGAAAGTCAAGGTCGCCGGCATCGTCAATGCGGACGCCAACCCCGTTGGATGACTTGAAATCCTTCATGCGAGGTTCTCCTCTGAATGTGTGTACAGCCCGCGGCGGAGTTCCGTAGCGCGTTGCTTCGCGTCCTCTAGTTCGCGGAAGTAGCCACCATTGATGTGGCGACCGTTGTGCGTCACGGTCACCATCCAGCGCCGTCGCTGCGCCGCCCAGGTAACCCCACGGACGCCACTGGTGTTGTCTTTGCGGAGACCTACGTTCTCTGCGTTCTGTTTCTTCGTGGCGAGTCGGAGATGTCGCGGCTCGACGCACCGCCGATTGCGGCATCGGTGGTCGACAAGCATGCCGTCCGGAATCGTGGCGCCAGAGAGCATGAATGCGAACCGGTGCGCCTGTACAGTTCGGCCCTGCACAGATACTTGGCCGTAGCCGTGTGAGTTCACGGCGAGGTTCCAGTCCCTGCACTCGCCGCGTCGTGTGGTCTGCGCCCAGAACCATTCGGCGCTCGGGATCGAAGAGGCGCGTCGTGGCTTCAGGGGACGCATTTCCTCGCCCCGCCGCCGCTGTTCGTAGTGGGCCTTGCACATCCCAACGGCATGCGCATCACGCGAACACCCGTCGAACGAGCAGTATTCGTTCATTGGTTCTCCTGGTGTCCTCTGGCCCATTCGACGCCAGCAAGGAACGCGTCGATCTCTGCGGCGACGATCAGGTTGGTGTCTTCGCCGAACACTGCGGACTGTTGTACGTATGCGCGTGCTGCGGCCGAAGCCACAGGATCAGTGGTGGTCACGGCTGGAACCCTTCGAACTGGCGCTGAACGGCACCCATCACGTCCATGGCGGTGAGGTCTTCGATGTGTCGGCGTTCGCAGGGCTGCGGCACCTTCTCGAACCGGGGCACGCCGTACTTCTCGCACAGGGCGAGGATGGTTCGGGCGACACCGCCGGTGGGACGGTCGCTGCCGTACGAGTAGGAGGATGAGCGCCCTTCAGAGTCCTTGAGCGTGTCCAGCGCCCGGATGCAACCGGCGAGGGCGTTCGCTTCGGGTACGGCTTTGGGTGCGGCGGGAATCCGTGCCTCAAGTTCTTCCACCTTGGCGGCGAGCGACTTGGCTCGGGATTCGGCTGCCGCAGCGGCCTCCAACAGTTGCGCCTTCGTGCGGCGATCTTCGGTCATGGGTTCCTCCTGGGTGAAAAGATCACCGTCAACACGGCGTGGACAATGAGGGCGATCAGTAACCCGTCCCTGACCGCCAACGCAACAACATGGGCTTTATGGAGCCGTTTCTGTGTCCCGTAACCATCGAGAGCAGGACGACGACCCCAACGACGAGCGGGAGGCAAGATCGTCACGGCTAGTCCCCGGCGTTGGAGGTGAGCCGGCCTCGCGGCCTCGGGGCTCCGACACTGAAGCTGGTGCCCCACTGCGAGTACCGCCGGATGACAGCCCAGATCTCTGACTGGAAAGCGACGAAGTCCCCACCGCGAATCTCGGCCACCGAGATCTCGATACGCAGGTTGTCCGCTGGCGGGTCGTACGTCTCGATGCGCTGCTCGGTTCCCATTTGCTTGCCTAACGTGGAAGGAGTGGGGGCCGGTCATCGGAGTGAAGACCGGCCCCCGTGGGGTTGGGGATATTCAGTTGTGGGTCAGTTGTCGAAGCCGAAGACGATTCGGATGCGGTCGTGCGAGATGCCGCCGTGGCCGTACCACCCGGGCTCGGCCTGCGACGGGTCGGCGGAAAGGTCGGCGGCGTAGCGAATGAGCGCCGCGATAGCGTCCCGCAACTCCTTGACGCTGTCAGTCAGCGTGTCGGTCCATACGTACTGCACGTACGTCCGGGGCTTTCGCGCGAGAACTTCCGTCACGTCGTTGCCGCGCCGCTGCCAGCCTGCCGCGAGCTCTAGGTCGTCCGCGGTGATCTCGGCGCGGCTCCCCGCCTCGTACGCCTCGACCGTCAACGTCTGGATACCGAAGCCGCCGACTGAACCACTCCACTCGGACGGCTTTTCGCCCGTGCGCTTGATCTCCTCGTATGCCTCGTCGCTGATTGCGCCCGTGCGGACCATCTCCTGATCGAACAGCCCGGCCGCCTCGAACGCGATGAGTTCCGCGAGCGTGAAGTAGGAGTGGCTGTGCATGTCTATGCCCCAACCGTCGACCTCGGCGAGCCACGCATAGCTCGCGTCTTCGGGAACCCCGCGAGGCGGCGCGAGCGGGCGGATCGGGTCACAGCGCTTGACGCCCGCGAAGCCCGTTCCGTTCCGCACGTCCGCGAGCAGCGCGAACAGGTCATAGTTCCTGCCGTCGAGCGGCGTGTTCGTCTTCTTGTCGCCGTAGTAGCTCGGGAAGATCTGGTCATCGAGTGGGGTCCAGCGCGAGGTTGGAGTCTCGCCGCGGCGCGCGTAGCGCTCCCGGTAGACCTCGACCATCGAGTGAATGTCGCATCCCATGTCGGACTCCTTTGCTTGATGGACGGTGAATGCGTGCGCGCCGTGGACTGGCCCACGGTGTACTGCCTGGTTCGCGCGGCGTCTTCATTTCCCCGACTTGTTCGTTCAGCACTCCATCCGCACGGTGGCGTTCAGTGCCCGACAAGTTCGTTCAGGAAATCCCTCGACGCGATGTATCAGGGCACCGCTCGGGTGCTCCTGGAAATCGTTGGTTCCCTTCGACAAGAACCCCCACCTCAACAGCGCCGCATCTCACCAGCGAACGCCCGTAGACAGATGGTCTATTCGTCGCCGCCCTGCTCCTGACCGGCCCCTGAGCGGGGATCGGAGAGCCCTTGAACCCTTGGTTCCTCACCCGTACAGGGGTGTGGTGGTTCATCGGATTGCCCTGCATCCACAGGACGGCTATGTAGTTTCTTGCGTGCATTGCTCCCGCCGTGATGCGGGTGTCGGACTGCTCCGAGGCAATGCGGTAGCCAGGCTTCGACGCGTACGCCGAAGTAGAAGGCTCGAGGCGGGTTATTCGCGGTCGGCGGGAAGTGTCTCCAACACCGGATCAACCGGGTCGCCGAACGTGTACGCTTCCCCCGTGCCAGGGTGCGCAACCCACAAATGCCGGGAACCCCAATGGACGGTGTACGAAACCCCGTCAATAGCGACGACGATGCCGTGCGGGTTGTGGCCTAGGTAGGTGGCGGGGAGTTCCCCGATCTCGTCGCGGAAGATGACCGGGTCACCCACACACAGGGTTGCCGCGTTCATCGTGCCGCCTCCGCAGCTTCGAGAGCGGCGCGCGCCAGTTCGGTAGCGCTCATCGGGGACGGTCCATGGCAGTTAGAGCAGGCGTTAGTTCCGTGCGTTCCGCAGCCCATGCCGTCCCAGTGCATAGACTCGAGAGCCTCTGCGACGGCCCGGACCTGTGCGTCGGTGATCGGCCCCTGTCGGCGGAAACCAGCAGCCAGTACCGCGTCCGAAACCTTGTAGCAAGCACCAGAGGTGTCCGACAGGGACTGGAGAGTGTCGTCGATGATGTCGGCCAGCGCTTCGCGTTCGTCGGCGGGGACCGGCTCATCGAGCAGGGCGCGGAGAGCGGTGCGTAGTTCAACCTCGTACGGCGTCAGCACCGACGTGTGGTTGTCGCGGACGACGATTTGCAGGGCTTCGTCCAGCACCATCACCCGGTCGAGTGCGGCGCGGGCTTCGTCTCGTGCGTTCATGACACACCTCCTGATGCGTCCCAACCAGCGTTAAACACGGTCTGCGCCAACTCCAGTCCGAGTTCCGACAACGGTTCAAGGGTCAACGTGAACTGTGCGAACGCGAACTCACGATCACTCATGACACACGCTCCCGAACATCCAACGACCCGAGCGCGTCCGGGTGAGACTCGTCAATCCGCTCCGACTCGAACAGGCACGCGAGACCCCAGCAGATGGAGAGGACGAACAAGCCGCCGATCCACGCGAGAAGAGTGCCGCCATCAAACATCAGAAGGCCTCCCCTAGCAGCGCGCGGTAGCGCGGCAGTTGCCGGCACTTGATCTTCGAGACGGTCTGGCGGTGTACGCCGAAGTCCGCAGCTATCTCTGCCTGCGTCCAGCGCCCCGTTCGGACCCGGCGGTCGATCTCGCGGACCTGCTCGTCGGTGAGTGCGTTGGGGTGTGCCGCGCGAGCCGCGGCGAGATTCAGCCGGCCCTTGTCCCGAGCGTCTCGCATGTTGTCGGAGCGGGATCCGAGGAACAGGTGTCGCGGGTTGACGCAGATGCGGTTATCGCACGTGTGGCAGACGTCGGTACGCGGCGGGATGTCGCCGTGGGTGAGGAGCCACGAAGCACGGTGCGTATCGATCGCCCGCCCCTCGTGCTTCACCTTGCCGTAGCCGGTAGGAGAGGAAGCCCCCTGCCATTCGACACACCCGGTGGTGGCGTCAGAAGTCGTGCGGGAGAAGAAGTGAACGATATCCATCACGCCACCCGCCTTCTCGACCGGGACCGCGCGGACTGTGCCCACGGGTCTGCCTTCGGGGTCTTGACGTGCGCTTTGACCTCTGAAGGGAAGAAGCGCCAAACGCCCTTCATCTTGAAGCCAGGAATGTCGCCCTCGCGGGCCATCCGGTAGATCGTGTCCGTCGAAACGCCGAGCAGGGACGCAATCTGCGGGATCCCCACGGCAACCTCTTCCGTCCCATGAATGAGAAACGGGAGCTCGCATCCAAGGGCCCCGGCGATGACCGCAGCGTCCTCAAACGTGAGGGTCTGGCTGCCGTCCACGATGACTGCCTGAAGCTTCTCGACGTCGATGCCGGATGCCTGCGCCAGCCAGTCGTAGTCGCGCCCCTGGGAGGCGAGGAGCCGGCTGATGTGCTGTGCCGGTAGTGACTGGTGTCTCATAAGTGAGACAGTACGCCGCGCGGAGTGCGCTGTCTACCGCTTGATACGGCCAATCTGCGGAACTTCGGATTCCCACTATTGAGACTCGCAAGGCTTGTAGGATTCCTCAGGTATCAGGCCCGGAAATGGGAACTCTCAGGAACCGTGACTGTAGAATCGACGCCCATGGGGACTGCCACTCGCAGGGAAGTCGCGCGTGCGCGCACGGTAGAAGTTATGCGAATGATCCAAGAGAACATCGCTAACGATGAAGCTGTGAACGTAAAGCGTGCCGCCGAAGAAGCGGGCGTGGCGCGATCCACGTTCTACCGCTGGCTGAAAACGCCGCCGGCGAAGATCGACGTGATCCAGGTGGCGAGCCTGGCCGACCACCTACACGAGGCTTACGGCCACCCCAACTTCGCTGCACTCTGGCGCGACGTCGAGGCTCGAATCAAGTAGCACCGCGAACTCGAGCAAGGTCAGCGAGCACTCTTCTCCCGGCTTCTTTGCCGGGCAGATGAGCTCGCAGCTAAGGCCCCGACCGCAAACGCTCATATGTATCTTCCCCCCAAGGAACGCCCCGAAATCCCCCGTGGGGATGGCGCTTCCCTACGGCTTGGAAGAACCATAACCCGCCCCACAGACACGTGGGGTGCGAAGTGTCGCCAATCTCGTCCCCCATTCGGGGGACAAATCGGGACATTTAGGTAACGATTTGGTAACTCGCTAGCCTAGTTGCACGATCTAACGTCGTTGTTCATACAGATGTGTGCTATCCGCTGAGGTTGAGGTGTATGAACACCTTGGCGTACCCTGAGGTGTATGAACACCTTCGGTAGGGGGTCATCTGTATGAACAGAGGTGGCAGACTGTCGCGTATGCCAAACCAGCCCGCAACGACGATCCGAGGTGTGCGCATACCGGATGACATCTGGGAGGACGCCAAGCTCGTCGCGAAAGCCGAGGGATTCAACGGTGTGAGCGAAATGATCCGCGACTGCCTCGAGCTGCGCATCGCGGACTACCGGTCGAAGCATCCAGCGCCCGACGACGTGTAGGCATGCCTACAAAACGTCGCCCAGGGCAGCATCCCGTAGCCCAGGGCTCAATGATCCGATCCCGTGAAAATCCGCGTGATTCCGCGGAATTCGGCTCGATCGGACTGCGTTGGGTAACTGGTTCAAGTCCCGTTACTCACCCACATGAAAGGCCCGGAATCATGCGGATTCCGGGCCTTTTCTCTGTCCATGCCTACATCTGCGCCTACATTCCTGTTAATCTGGGTGTGAGTAAGGCCCGCACCTGCGGTAACAGGCCGGGCCGATGGCCGATCAGGAAGGGATCGACATGAACAAGGATACTGACTCCAAAGCTCGCGCCGCGCTTGAGGCGCTTCAGCGGGAGATGGACGCCTACCCCGCAGACACCCTAGGTGACGACCCACAAGAGTTTGACCAGTGGCGTGTGCTCTACGACGCCGCCGTAGCAATCCGGGGCCTCCTGGACCGCACCGCCCGACTGGACACCGCGATCCGGGCCGCACTGAACGCCACAGACAGCGTCGGTGACCAGATCATCTGGGACAGCGCCGAAGCCTACGACATCCTGGAAGCCGCGAGGGACGCATCATGAACGCCGTCACATACTCGGGGCGCGATGGGTGGGCCGGGATAGATACGGTCGAGGCGGTCGGTGAGGCAGTCGACATGATCGCCGGATGGGCGGGCGACCCGGAAGAAGCGCACTTCGCGGAAGACTCACTGTATCTCCACGTGCTGAAGCAGATCGCGGAGGGGCGCCCCGCAGACCCATCAGCGTTCGCACGTGAAGCGCTCCGCGCCGAACAACTCGACTTCCCCCACTGGTATGCCTAAGCCGTCGCCGCGTAAGAACAAGGACGGTTCGGTTTCGTGGCGGGTGCAGTTCCGCATCGGAGAGAAGGTCGTCCAGGAGACGTTCGAGACGGAGAAGGGCGCAGCGGAGTTCGCGCGTCTCGTTGAGACTGCGGGCGGGAAGGCCGCCCGGGAGGTACTCACCAGGCGCCGTCAGGGCGAATCTGAGGCGATAACGCTCCGCACCTGGACCGCCCACTACCTCAACCCGGACAGTGGCCTCCTGACCGGTATCGAACCCGGCACCCGGAAAGGGTACGAGCGGGCCGCTGAGAGCTCGTTCCTCCGCATCCTCGGCGACTACCCCGTCGATGCCATCCAGAAAGCCGACGTCGGCCGGTGGCTCGCATGGCAAGAAGTGCAACCCGCGCGTCGTGGTGGGGGGAAGGCTGTGGCGGCGAAGACGATCCGCAACTACCACGGCATCCTGTCCGCTGTTCTCGCCGCCGCGGTGGCTGAGAAGGTCCGTGACGACAACCCCGCCTACAAGACACGCCTGTCCAAGGGGGTGAAGCGGGAGGCCGTGTTCCTGTCCCCCGACGAGTTCACCACCCTCCTACACTTCACCACCGACCACTACCAAGGGTTGGTGATGTTCCTCGCCGGCACCGGCACACGTTGGGGTGAAGCGACCGCAGTGAAGTGGTCCGACGTGAACTCTCGAGCCACCCCCGCGACGGTGCGTATCGATGAGGCGTGGAAGAAGTCCGAAACGAACGTCCCCGTGCTGAAGCACACCAAGTCGGTGAAGTCGCTCCGCACCATCAGCCTCCCACCCGACGTGCTCGCCGCGATGGGTGACCGTGGTGCTGCACCCGACCTTGTGTTCTCCACCCGTGAGCTCAAACGACGCGTCCGCTACCAGACGTTCCGTGACCGGGTATGGTTGCCCGCCGTCGAGAAAGCCATGAACCCGGACCTGTGCGAACAGGCAGGGCTGACACCACTCACCCGACGCCCCACACCACACGACCTCCGCCACTCACACGCCTCCTGGTTGATCGCCGCGGGGACACCACTCCCCTACGTTCAAGCCCGCCTCGGACACGAGTCCATCCAGACCACTGTCAACGTGTACGGGCACCTCGTACCTGACGCGCACATTCAGATGGCCGACGTCATCGGCGGCACACTCGCCAACGTTCGCCCGTTGAAGCAGATCGCGGTCTGACCGCTTAGACGGCTGGTATGCGGTGCCGGTTACTGGGGGCTACTTTGCCCTACTGTTCCGCGTGATTCCGCGGGTGCAGTAGCCACAGGTAGCGGCAGGTAGTCCACGAAAACGACCACTAAACAGCCACACCCAGCCCTGTTAATTGTCCGGGTCAGACGATAGAATCAGAGAAGAGCCCCGCACCTGCTGGACACAGGCCGGGGCGATGACCGGAAACGAGGTTCCGATATGACCACAGTACCGAACGACCGCGACTCGCTGGTCGACATGATGCTGGAACTCGATACCATGCTCACCGAAGGCGGTCAGCGGCGCGAGCAGTGCGAACTCATCCTGGACGCCCTCGCCGAGCACGGCTTCCGCCAGGACGCACCCATCACCGACGCACAGGTGACAGCGGCCATGAACGCCCTGCACGATCTGGTCGAGAACGGTGATCGCCCCGCGGTTCGTGCCGCTCTGGAAGCCGCGAGGGACGCATCATGAGCGACCGCCCGCGCGCCGCGTGGATGTTCGAGGACTGGCCACAGAAGAGCGCCCGCCGGGATCTCCAGCAACTCAGCATGGCAATCTTGCGTATCCGTGTCGTTGCCGTGGACAATCCGGTGCGGTCACTTGTCAGATGGCTAGATACCCGCCTGGGCGCCGGTCGCACCTAAGCCGTCGCCGCGTCGGACCCTGCTCGTACGCTACCCGTATGGGCCGGTTGAGTAAGGCGACGCTGCTGGACATCGAGCTCTCCGCGATCTGCACCCGCAACCAATACACCCACGACCCGGGGCCAGTCATCGACGAACTGCGTCGGGTCGCCGGGAAACGAACCGACCTTCTTGCGATGGTCGCCGGCATGTGGGCCGGCTATTACAGAAACCCGTACACAACTGAACTAGCAGACGCGTTACTCCAGATCCCCGGCGCCACCGAATGGGTGCCGCTCGGGGTGAAACGACGCGGCGCCGAACCACACAGAACCCCGTAAACGCAGAGAAGCGCCCCTCGAACCTCCCGAAGGAGGCCCGAGGGGCGTCAGTGTGTAGGTCAGAACCAGCGGAGGAAGAACCCGAAGACGAGCCGGATGCCGTTCGTCTTGCTGTGCGGAGTCGGGCGGATCACGCGCGACCCCCCGTGTTGGTGTTCGCGACAGCCAGGGTGCCAACAGGGACGCCCAGGTAGGCGAGGATCGCGAGAGACGCTGTAAGGAAGTCGGGCTGTGCGACCTCGAGCGACGCATAACCCACCTGTGCGGCGCCGGCAACGATGATCACCACCACATACCCGCCATAGATGTAGGCGCGGGCCTTCGCGTTCTTCACAATCACGCCGAGCTGCGACGCGTTCGGGATGTCAGTCATTGGTCCTCCAATAGGAACGCCGCCCGTGAAGGCGGCGCGATTGGTCTTGGTGTGTGGGGTCACCGGGGCAGGTTCACGGGCCAGATGGGGCGCGGGCGGTCTGTGGTCTCGACGTAGCCGCCCCACTCGTGCAGGACGTGCGCGTGAGACCGGTACGCGTTGCGTTCGTTCTCGAGCAGGGTGACGCGGTCCTCGAGCTTCTTGATGTCGTCACGCATGCCCTGTGCGTACTCGAGTGCGAGTTGGCCGGCGTCGACTCTGGCGTTGCGTCTGTTCGTCAGCCACGTGCCGAGGACAGCGCCGCCCGCCGTAAAGATCGCCGCACCGATCAGGCCGAGGGCGCCCCACACCGCTGGGGGGATGGCGGCGAGCTCAGCCATTCGACATCCTCCGAACCTGCTCATCGGCGACGGCGGACGCGAGACGCGCCACATCCGCGTCACTGAGCGCCGTGAGGTTGCCTGCCGCGACAGGGAAGCTCGCAGCCTGTCCGCCGACGGCCTGGCTCTTCCAGAGGTCGTACTGTCGGTCGTTGCCTTCGAGGCGCCGGATCGAGAAGGGCTGGTTCGCGAACTCTTCCTCCGTCAGAACCTTGAAGTAGCCAATGTCGAACAGTGTCCAGGGGCGGTCGTTCTGCCCCTTGCCGAGGAAGGCTTCGTCATCAGGAACCGAGACAGAGACGTTGGTTGCGAGCGACACCCAGTAGTCGTACTGGGCGTCGTTTCCGTTACGAACCCCACCGGGCCCGACGAGAATGTCTCCCTGCTCGGCCTCAGCCTGCGAGCGGTATGTGAACACGCCCTTGGGGCCGATGAGCGCCCCGAGGCCGCGGCCGGGTGCATGGATCGAGTACATGTCTTCCTCCATGAGGATCGGTTCGGGGTTGGGGAACGGGGATGCTCCACCGCTGGCGGTCGCGCCGCGGTCGACGTACTTCTCAAAGTCGAGGGTCGGTTCCATCGGGTAACGACCGAACCGGTAGTAGTGGCCCGCCCACAGGGTTGTGTGGACATGGGGGCCACCCGTGTTCGCCGGGATACCCGAGGGTCCGGTCGCACCGAAGTACTCCGACCCGTACCCGGACGCACCTGAGTAGCCGACGATCTGACCGCGGGTGACACGCCCACCCCGGTCGACGTTCGCCTGATAACGGGACAGGTGCAGGTAACGCACCCTTCGGCCGTCATCAAGGTCGATGGTGATGAACCGGCCGGTAGGTGTTGCGAGGCTCCCGCCCCGCTCAAACACCCGACCATCGCCCGCCGCACGGATCGGTGTACCGATCGGGCAGTAGTAGTCGACGCCAGCCTCACTTGATGGTGTGGTGCGGCGAGTGTGGGCCAAGTAGGTGCTCATGCGACCGTTGACAGGATCGACGGGGCGAACGTATCCAGGCATCCGCGTTCCCTTCCGGGCATGAGAAAGCCCCCGACCGGAGACCGTGGTCGGGGGCTGGTTCAGCCGTTGTTTAGTTGGCTTGTTTCTTCCACTGGGTGATGGTGTCGGGTGAGATCCCGGCTTCCTTCGCGGCGGCTCGAACACTCGAACGTGCAGCAACGTCAAGCACTGTTTGCCGCCAGTGGTGTTCGGCCGCGGTCTTCTGTGCCCGTGCGGCTTCGATGCGTTCGGCGTCTTGTGTGGTCACGGTGCGGCGTGGGTTCACCCGACCAACGTACCGAAGTCGGGTCGCCCACCGCGGGCGTATGTGTCGCGGGGGCAGACTTCGTGTCGGTCGCATTCGGTGTCGTCGTCCATGTGCCGCCAGTGGGCGGGGAAGAGGCTGGTGTCGACGTCCATGATCGTGGTCTCCATAGGTGAACTGTACTGGTCATCGTTACGGTTGACAAGAGGTTTTCCCATAACGCGTAGAGCAGTCACCCGCGCCGCTGATACATCGCCGGGGCTATTGGATCGGGACCGCCGTGCCGCCCACGTTCAAGAACCGCTTCGGGTCGACGGGGATACCTCCCGACCCACCGGAATCGACGATGGTTAGGACGCTGAGGTCGAGCGGGACACCGAAGCCCCAGCCCGACCCCAACGACACCGCGTCGCTTGGGGACATGATGGCGAAAGCACCCAGGTCGGCCATGGATCACACCGCCTTGATCGCGACCGCGGCGAAGCTGCCCTGACGCGCAGTGAGGACATACTGTCCACTCGACAACGTGTCGCCGTCCGCCTGAGAAGCATCCGTGGCGACGTAATACAGATCTTTAAGCTCGCCGAACTTGCCGATGCTGCTGGTCGAGCTGGACGCACCGTTGGATACGCTGCCGCCGGTAACGAACAGCGGCCACCCGATGGCCCCCCATGTCGGTGTCCCCACGGCAGCGAGGCCGCTCGGCAGCGACGGCCAGACCGTGCCCTGCGCGCGCCAGTCCGACATTGCGGCCAGAGGCGGGATGCGAGTGAAAGAGAACGTCGCGTTGGTGTTCGAGTTGCTGCTGGCTGACGATGAGCTCGCTGCTGACGCGGCAATCGCGTTGGTGGCGATTTGCGCAACGCACAGCGGGAACAGCTTCACGCCCGCCGCCGCGGTGTACGCAGAAGACGGCGTGTACAGCCCACAGTAGAGGACGCGTGTCGTGGAGACGCTCGTGTATGCGATCACCCGGTCTGCCGTGATGGAGACCTTCGCCCGGAACACAACGGATGCCTGCGTTACGAGGAACATGTTGGCCGTGGCGGTGCTCGCGTTCATGCCGTTGCTTGCGGACTCCAGCGCCGCACCCGTCGAGCCGTGGAAGGAGCATGTGGTCGTGTCGAAGGTGGTGCCGCTACCTTGAATCGCACCCCGGAACCCGAGGTGAGTCGTCGAGTTGTAGTCCTCAAACGGGAAGAACCAGATAGAACCGGCGCCCGTGGTTGTGTACGCGACATCGAGGTACCAGTCGAGGTTCGCTGCGTTTGACGCGGCGGGCGACTTCCACACCTTGTGGGTGCGGGCGCCGATCACCACTGTGTCGACGAGCGTGTACCCCGCGGCCGTTAGCAGGCCGGCGATGCCCACCGCGCCGGACGACCCCACGGTGGTGCCGTAGAGGTCCGCCGCCGGGTTGGCCGAGTTCACGTCGAAGTGCGCGTAGCTCATGCGTTAATCCATTCGTCGCCGGAGATCCAGTTCGTCGGGTCATCGACGCCCTCGGTGCCCGTGTACTGCCAGAAGTTCTTCGTGAGAGCGCTGTTTCGCAACGCGCCCTGCGTGACGTGCGGGTTGTTTGCAGAACCAGCGGCGACAGATAGGTCGGCGACCCAACCGGTGTCATGGTCGGCGTTGGAAGCCTTCTTGAGCACCTGCCCGGTCGTGCCACCTGTGGGAACACCCACACCAGGCGCACCGTCCGCGCCATCGGCTCCGTCATCGCCAGCCGGACCCTGTGGGCCAGTCTCGCCCTGGGGGCCGGTGGCACCTGCGGGACCAGTGTCTCCGGTCGCACCCGCGGGACCGGTCGCACCCTGGATGCCCTGCACACCCTGGACACCCTGCGGACCCTGCGGACCCACCTCACCCTGGGGGCCGGTCGCGCCGGCCGGACCTGTCGCCCCCGTGGCGCCAGTAGCACCAGTGGCACCAGTCGCGCCAACCGGACCCTGCGGGCCAGGCTGACCTGTCAGCACCTCAACCACAGTGGGCGGGTCGACAGGAACTTCAACGATGTCGTCAGTCACGGGTAACGTCCTGTCGCCACTTGGTCTTGCACCGGATGAACGTTCGCACCGTCACACCATCCAACGCCTGCACGTCGAACACGCCAGAAGCGCCCATCGCGCGGGTCTGCTCGGGCGTCGCTGACACCACGATCGTTCCGTCAGCGGGGTCACCCGAAACAGAAGCCGACAGTGTGATCGAGTCGGTAGCGTCAGGGGTTTCCCGCCACTCCGCTTCCCAATCCGACCACCCGGTCAGATCCTCAGGATCGTCCCCCGTCTTGAAGACGAACGCCTGCGACCACGTGTCCCCCGCGTACACCTCGAGCGCTGTCGAGTAAATCGGTACAGCCACGGTCAGCCCTCCAAGTTTTCGAGCTCGACAACGCGCGCGGACAACCGCGCGACCTGAGCAACCAGCAACCCGAGGACGTCGATCCCCGCAGGGTTCCCCTCGTCATCGAATGTCACGAACCGTTCCGCGTCCGTACCGACCAAATCATCAGCCATCGGGCCAAGACGCCGCCGGCCAGGAGCATCGATGTACTCCCACTCAAACAGGGCCGGGAAGATCGTCTGCAACTCCGGCGCCGGCTCGATGTTCTGCTTCAGATGACGTGCGGACGGGTTCGAGAACGTACCCGGCACAGACACCGTGTCCGAAGCCGTCCCCAACCGCACCTGATTCGCAGCCGTCGTCGCCGCACCCTGCCCGATCGCCGTACCACGACTGTGCCCAGCAGAAGCCGACTCACCAAACGCGGACGACTGCACCGCAGTAGCAAACGCGTTCCGACCCATCGAGGTCGCGTTGAGAGCGTTCGCGCTCGCGTTCACACCAACCGCGACCGACTGCTCACCGAACGCCGTCGCATCAATACCAAACGCAGCCGAGTTCTGCCCCGTAGCCTCACAGAACGCCCCGACAGCGGTCGAGAAGCTGTTCGACGCGAGCGCGAACCCACCCAACGCCAGGTTGTACGAACCCGACGCAGACGCATTCCGGCCGACCGCAACAGCATTCCCGCCAGCCGCAGTCGCAGAAAACCCCAGGGCAACACTGTTCGTACCCGTACCCGGGTGGGACGAATCAGCCCCACCACCAAGGGCCTGCAACAGCCGATTGACGTCCTTACGCAACTGCCGCACCTCACGGCCAACATCCCCAAGGTCATCAGGCATCTTGCACCTCCGGCACCACCGTGAAACCCATGTCGCCCCGCAACCCAATAACCCGCTTCTCGTGCGTCCCGTCAGGAATGAACTCGTCCCCCGCGATCGTCAAGTTCAACAACCGCCCAGGCGCGGCGAACTCCGGCCCCCCAGGGTGAACACGCAACGGAAACGACCACTGGTCCGTCTCCGCGATCCGCTCCGCGAACGTCGCATCAACCGCGTTCTGCAACCGACCCCCGTCAATGTCACCGAAGTTCACCCACACATCACGCACCGAGAACGGAGTCCCACCGGGCGGGTACTCAGCAATCTCCTGAGCCCCGTCTTTCCCAAGCCCGAGAACACCCGTCACCTGTCGGCTGTAATCCGTCTCAACGTCAACATCCACAACGAGGTCTTCAACCGCCGTCGCCGTTCCAGACGTGATCTGCGTCGCAACCCGCGCCTCCCACCGGAGGTAACCAGACCCATCCAGATACGGGCGGAAGTCGATCTCACACCCGTCCTTCTCGATCTGATCCAGGTGGTCCTCGACCATCAACCGTTCGTCGTACTCCCACGACGCAGAGAACCCACCCGACCCATCCGAAGGAAGGTCGATCGGCAACTCCCAGTCAAAGTTCGGCATCGCCGTCGACAACACCGCTCGAGCCGCACCAGAATGCGACTTCCCCGACACGGCCAGAACAACACCCGGAGACGTATCCGCACCAACGCCGTACAGCATCCGCGCGTTCAGGTACGCGGCACGCAACTCCGCAGAATGCAACGTCAACACCCGCGACCGCCGGTTATACCGTCGCCGCTGGATCACACCCGCATACGCGACATGGTCCTCCCACATCTGACACACGGTGTACTTGTTGCCCTGCGAAATCTCCCGCACCAGCGAAGACGCCAACCCCGCACCAAACAGCGGGATAGCGTGCTTCCCCCGACCCTGACCCGTCAGCCGCCGATCCCACTGACCCTCGCTAGCCTCAACCACCTGCTCAGGCGAACCAGACCGGGTCTCAAAGATCCCAACTGTCCACGTCACGGGGTAACCTCCGTGATCGTCGGGTCAGGCGCCCACAATTGCAGCCGGTACCGGGCCACGCTCCCGTACACCTCAATGACGATGTCGGGGGCGCCATCCCTGCCAACGGAGATCGAGAACGTCCCCGTCGCCTGCTCCACAACCAGGTCATCCATGCTGCCGTCATCGAGAAGTGTCGCCAGTGCGGACATCGCGTTCTCGAAGTCGACGTCCGAGGTCGCCCGGATGAGGCCGCTGATGGTGATGAGCCGAGGCCCGAGGAACCCGGGCGCCGGGAAGTCACCAACAGCGGCGGCGCGAGCGATCTTCTCCCGCCGCATCTCCACACCGTCAAACCAACCCCGCAACCCGTCAGGGAAGATCGAGTACGTTGCGGTGCCCCCGTCGCCGACGAACGTCAGGCCACCAAGAGTCGCGATCATCAGTTCCCTCTCAGCGCAAACGTCATCTTCTCGGCGGCGATACGCGCGATCTGCGCCTCCGACATGCCGGGGGCCGGCTGAATCGTCTGGCTGATGCTGATGCCCCGGGCAGCGCTTGAGCCGCCGCCACCGTGCAACTGCTCACGGAACGCATACACAGCGTGCTGCCCACCCATCGCGTCCACGTCCGCAGCGGTCAGCATGTGCTCACCGGGTGCGGCCATAATTGGGACGGAGTCGACTCCCTTGGCGCCGGATCCGTAGATCTCTCCGCCGTTTGCACGGCCCGGCCGACCGCCTGGGATAACCAGCGAATCGGTCCCCACGTTCAGTCGCAACGTCGTGCCGTTGTAGGCACGAACAAAGCTGTCGATCGTGGCGCGCGCGCCGGTGTCGTACACGGTGAGCGTGATCGCCTTCTTGTCAGGAATGCCACCGACCGCCGCCGCGACGTCGCGCAACGCATTCTCCACGTCGGACGCCGACCCCATGTTCTGGTCAGCCCACAGGATCGCCTCTTCACGAGACTCCCCCATAGACTCACGCATCTGGATGACGGCCTCACGGCCCCTCTCCCACTCGGTGCGGGCATCCTGAAGGGTTCCGCCGTTCTTGAGGATCGCGTCCGCGGCGTCACGGTGCGACTGCTCCACCTCACGCATAGAATCCCGCAACGCAATGGACGCATCGTCCACCCCATCGAGGGTCACACCCTCGGCCTTCGCGGCCTCGTTGAGTGAGTTGATAGCGCCTAGTGCGGCATCCTTCGCGTCCCCCATCTCCAGCGCGGCGGCAGCGACACCCCGCAGGGCTTCTTCCATGGCAGATAGGTTGTCTTCCGCCTCGTCTGCTTCCTCCGCAATTGCAGCAATCGCGTCAGCCGCACCCGTAGCGGCTGCGGGAGCCTTCTCGAGCAGGAAGTTGAGCACCGCCTGACGGTCGGCCGCTTCGCCCGTCGCCGTGAGATGCTTACGAACCGCGTCCCGCAGACCGGGCATCTCGTCGAGGAGAGTGGCCATCTGCCCGCGGGACAGCCCCAGCTCATCGCCCCACCGCTGGAACTTCTTTGCGGCGTCCTCGAGCGGAAGCGCCTCCATACCCTTGTCTAGCTCGGCAAGGGCATCGCGCAACGTCAGGATGTCGAAGCCGACAGATCCGGCCGTGTTGCCCGTAGCGAGCGCGTCGAGTGCCCGAATCACACCTTCAGCAGTCGCCTCCGTGGTGACACCAAGATCGTCCATCGACTTCAGGAACGACTGGTTTGTGGTCGTCGCTTTTGCTACGGCATCATCAGTTCCGCGGACAGCCCGCGAATACTCCACCAGTGCATCCGCGGCCAGCGTGACCGCCGTAGCGATCGCCGCCGTAATGCCGATACCCTTACCCATCGTCGCCAGCGCGCGACCGGCGCGCGCCGCGTTCGGCCCCATCGTCGCCAACGCCGCGTTGTACTCGGCAATCTTGGGAACCAAGAGAAGGTATGAACCGTAAGCGGTGAGAGCTGCCGCACCAGCCGCAGTGATCCAGAACACCGCCTGCTGCCCGCCCTCGGGCATCTCGTTGAACTTGTCGACGAGCTCGGTGATCGACTGGACGATGTAGCGAAGCGGCCCGTTTGCGGCCTCACCCATCGAGATCATGGCCGTATCGACAGCCCCCGAAAGCGCCTCCCAGTCACCCTTGAGGTTGTCGAGCTTCGTAGCCGCCGTCTCTGACGCGAACCCTGCGTCGTCAACATTCTCGGTCCACTGGGCAATGCCCTCGGCGCCCTCCTTATAGAGGACGTTCGCGGCACGGATGGCGTCAGAACCAAAGATGGTGGCAAGCGCCGAGTCGCGTGTCTCCTGGCTGAGATCACTCATCGCGGTCTGAAGCTGGCCGGCGAGGCTAGCCATCCCCACAAAGTTGCCGCCGGCGTCGTAGGCGCTGATGCCCAGCGACTTCATCAGGTCCGACGACTCCTTCGTCGGGTTGCCGAGTCGAAGAAGCATGGTGCGGAACGACGTGCCGGCGTCGGACCCGAGCAGACCCGCCGAGGCGAAAGCAGCCAGCGAACCGACCGTCTCTTCAACGGACAGCCCGAACTGGTTCGCGATCAGGCCGGACTGGTTGAGCGCCTGCGACAGATCGGAGACGTCACCCATAGCCTTGTTGGCGCCGGCGGCGAGAAGGTCCGCCACGTGCGACGCCTTGTCGCCAGACAACTCGAACTGCTGCAACGTGGTCGCCGCGATGCCAGCGGCATCCGCCACCGCGATCCCGCCCGCAGCGGCAAGGTCGAGCGACCCCGCCAGTCCGCCACTCAGGATGTCGCTGGTGGTGAGACCCGCCTTGCCGAGCTCCTCAATCGCGTGAGCCGACTCGGTAGCGGAATAGACGGTCGTCGCGCCAGCCTCGAGAGCCGCTGCACGCAGCAGATCCATGTTCTCGGCGGACTCGGACGTAGCGGCCTTCACATCCGACATTGCCTTGTCGAACTCTGCGAACTTAGCGACCACGACAGCCAGACCCGCCGCCATAACCCCACCGGCGGTGAGCGTCGTACGTCCCAGGAGCGTGAACGCCTCCTGCATCTGCGCGAGCTTCTGCGCCTCAGATGCAGTCTCGCGGGTAGCCTTTGCGGCCTTGTGCATCCCGTCGACGTACTGCTGCATTTGCAGCGCAAGAGTGACCTTTGTCTGCCGGTCAGCCATCGCACCTCCAAGGGTGTATTGGGGACCGGCGCTCCGGTACTGTTCGGTTATGCAGATGAAGAATCCACCGCTGGTCGCCCTAATCGGCGTGGCCGTGGCGGGCGTCCTAGCGGCAGTAGTCCTATTCGCGATCGCTAACGCCGGGCTTACCGGCACCTACGACTTCGCGACAGGCGACCGCGTCGGCGGCATGTCGCCTTGGGTTGCGGTGATTCCACTGGCGATCGGCGCTGCGGCCGGAATCGGCGCGCTCATCCTCTGGGGAACGCAGTCGGCTAGTTCAGCTTCTCCACGTTCCACACCAGCGACGGGTCACCCTCGTCCTGAGGATTCGCCGCATACCACGCCTTCTGAGCCTGCGTGAGGGCACGCATCGCCCAGTCGCGGGTCGGGTTGCTCGCCTTGAACGCAAACTGGTTGTCCGGGTCCGTCGCGTCTCGGATCGAGTAGCCGTGCGGTCCACGCTTGACCCTGCTCCGGCGCCGCGCTTCGAGGAGCACTGCGACGTCCAGCGTCGAGAACTCAGGTTCACGGATCGTCACCGACCGCACCACCCGGTCATCCTCGTATTCGAGAGTGGTGATTTCAGCAGGCTCCCATCCGGACAGACGCCGAGGGGAAATTCCGAGCTCGAGGGCTAGTTCCGCTTCTTCCTGGAAACGGCCCCCGAGGAAGCTTTTCCCAGTTCGAGGATCCTCGATGCAGGGCCATGCTGGTTCAGTCCCCAGAGTTTCAGCGTGACGGTCTCGCGCCACGGTGCGTCGAGGAGCGAATACAGATCAGCCCACTCGGTACCGGTCGCGGGTTCGCCGCCGACGGTCACTGACGCGGCCGGATAGCTACCGGCGACAGCGTCAAGGTTGTAGCCGAGGCTCGAGTCCAGGTGAGCCCCCTTGCGGGGAGGGTGGACCGCGGTCAGCTCAGACCACTCGGCGCCCAGCAACTTCGTGAAGCCCAGCGCCACCAGCTCGCCGGCGACCACAACATTGGCTGAGTCGGTGGGCGGCGCAGCGGTTTCAGCTCGCGCCCGTTCAATGAGATCCTGAACGCTCATCGAAGCCCCCCGCGGATGCGACGCATGGCCTCGATTGCTTCCGCCGCCGCGTCAGCGGGAGTAAGCCCCACTGCGATGCGGATGTCGGGATCCTCGTAACCGCCAACCTTCTCGATCTCCCAAAGCAGGGAGGAAGCGCGCTTACGTTCCTCTGGCCACCTGCTGAAGTATGCGTCCTGCGCTTCCTTCAGCGCGGCCTCCGCCCAATCGCGGACCGGGACCGGGGCCACCTTGAACGCGAACTGGTTTTCGGGATGCGTGGCGTCGCCGTTCGGAAACGGGTGACGCTCTCCTGTGCGTACGAACATTCGTTGTGTTCCTCGTCGTCGTCTGGAACTGTCCCACCGTGAATGGAAGACCGGCCTGGGTGGACGGTGGAGGAACCACCCAGGCCGGGGTCTTGTTACGCAGCGATCGCGACGTCGTCTTCCGTGATGTCGATCACGAACAGCGTCTGCGTAAGGGTCTGCACACCGTTCTCAACGGGCGAGTCCTTACGCTGCTTGCCGCACTCAACGGTGATGACATCGACGATCTGCGCCGCAGCCCAGGTCGTCGAGTTCGGAATCGAGTACCGGAGCGTCAGGTGACCCTTCGTGCCCTGCACGAGAGTCGCCGCCGCCACGTCCGCTGCGTCACCGAAGATGTAGTTCACCTCGACGGTCTCAGTGACCTTGCCGGGGCGCTCCAGGATCTGCTTCAGCGTGAGACGCGGGTCTTCGATGCGCGCCTCGTTGATGGTGCGCGTGAGCGTCTTCAGCGAGTACGTCAGGTCCACACCAGCGATCAGGTCAGCGGCCGACTTCGGGTCGTCCGCCTCATCGGTCCACGTGATGCGGAGGTTGTCGTCCCAGTTGACACTCTGGGGAACAGCTTCTGCTGCCATGTCAGTTCTCCTCTGTCTTGTCGCCCGTGGGCGGCTCAATGGACCCGGACAGGTCCGTGTTCTCCGCCACGGGGCGGAAGCTTTCTGCGAGACGCGGCCAACGCCGCCAATGCGCGACGGTCACGGTGACCCGGTTCCCGTTCGCGTCCTCGAGTTCGATCAGGTCCATACGGGAACCCCCTTAACTGGCGAAGCCCCCACCAGCAGGCAGGGGCTTCAACGGGACTAGCGCTTATAGGGGGTCGGCGGACCAACCCACCTCAACGACCGCGTAAATCACGGGCGGCAGGGGATCCATCTGCACCCGAATCGGCAGCGGGCAGGCGAACTGAACAGGCTTCGACCGCTCCCCCGCGACACTCATCACGATCCCTCGACCACCGGGCGACAGTTTCGCCTCGAGCAGGTCAGTGAGTACCTGAACCTGATCCGCAGATTCCCCGACGATGTGACCCGTGAACCGTGGGTTCTTGGTGGACCGTGGCGCCGTGACCCCCGGCTGACTGTTCGTGCCGTTCGCGGGATGCCACACGATGTACGGAGGCTCAGGCTTCACGGCGCTGTTCGGGTACTGCGCGACGGTGACGAACGTCTTGGTGGCGAACGCCGCGATCTCCTGTGTCTTCGCCTTCAGGGCGTCAGTGTGCTTCTTAGCCATCAGAGCCCCGCCTTCCGCCGCGCGTCTTCCTCGGCACGCTCAACACCGCGCATGAAGTCCTCTTCGTTCTCATGCAAGGACGTCGCCAACTCATTGCCGGGCGTGAGCGCGTTCGGTGAACCAGGGGCGCCAAACTCGACAAGGTTGCCGAGCTCACCCGCCGGACGTTCCTTGTCGTACCCGATCTCCGACTGGATGATCTTCACCCCGAACCCGGAGAAATGCTTCACCTCGAAGTCGATCGCCGCCGCGGCCTGCTTGAAGTGCTTCCGCCGGCCAACCTTCCGCGACGCGGCACGCTTCACGTTCACCGACGTGAACTTGATCGCCGATTCGAGAAACGGGCCGATGTTCTTCGGCACGGACTCGAGGTCAGCAGCCAGCCGGGTCAGTTCGGTGAAATCGAAGCTGACACCATCCGCCATCAGGTCACCCGCTCCACCGGATAACGCCACGCCGTAACCTGACCAGACTGCGGTTCACCCTTGGTGCGGAACTCCCGACCGACCAGAGCCGAATCGGACGTCGATGCGGTACACCGCCAAAGAACATTCACCGCCACGTTTGGCGTGGCACCGACCGCAACATGGACCTCCACATCCTGCACGGCCGGCACTTGAGCGCCCTGCTCGCGCTCCGACACTGTCAGCGTCGGGTACTTCACCCGCCCCGCCACAGAGGCGTACAGCACGTCCTCGGTGTCCTCGAAGAGCCCCGTGGACTCGTTCAGCACCCGATCGACCGCGTAAGCAGTGAACGTCTCCGTGAACCGCGCCTCAGCCTGCCGACGCCCCATCCCCAGCGCCCCCGACAGCACACTCACCGGGTCTCCACCACCGTCACGTCACCACGCCCGAACTCGCGGCGGATAAGAGCCTGCTGAGGTGCAGGGAGAACCATCCCCGACTCCGCTCCCCCATTGGAGAACGCAGCCCGGAAGTCATCAAGCGCGACGGACGACAGCCCACCGAACGTAAGCCCCGTCCCCGTCTCCACAGACAGGATCGCCTGCGACACCAGCACCGCCGTAAGCGACACCAGCAGATCGGGTGCTTCAGCGAAGCCCCACGTGAACGTGATGTCCACCGGGTCGTCACAGTCAACAGTCAGATACCCGGGACGGTACGTGTAGTCCACCGCCACCGAGTCACGTTCGACCGCATCGACGGACACGACCGGATACTGAGGCAGATCAACCCGCCCAGCATCCGGCCATGCCGTGAACGTCGATTCTGTGACCGGGTAAACCTGCTGCCCGATCACCCCCCGAAGGTACGCGGAAGCGTCCACGAGCAGCACAGCAACCCAGTCCTCCTCAGCCGACGTGAACGTGCGGTTGAGTCGGGCTGCGACCGCATCAGCATTCGTGAACGCTTCCACGCGAACCTCCTAGTTGTCTTACGCGGTGGCGTCGAACTCGACCACTGCGAGAGCGGTCGGACGGGTCACCTTGGCGCCGTACACGTGGAGACCCTTGACGCCATCGGCGAAACGGTTCTCGCGGCGGACACCCTCAACCGAGACGATCTGCTCGGCGAACGTGGTCGCGATCGAGTGGCCGGCGATGGCGAGGCCACCGGTAGCGGCAACGTCGGTCACAGCCGGGAGGTTGTTCGACTTGTACAGCTCGAGGCCCGCGATGGAGCCGATGAAGCCGTTGCGGCGAGCGGCGGGGGCCGCGTCGTCGCCAGGCTTGATGAACGTGTCGAGCTTCAGCAGGCGACCGTGCAGCGACGGCGACACGACAGCCCAACGGCCCTCCTCGGGCACGTTGTCCTCGTCGAGCGTGACCGCGAGGTCAACGAACGCGTCGTAGAGGTTCTGCGCCGTGGTGTGGATGGCCTTGGTGCCGAGGTCGTTGCCCGTGCCCTGGATCGCCGTGTTCATCGTCGACAGCAGGAACGCGTCCGCAGTGTCACGGAGCTGGTACGTCGCGTTGTCGATGGCCTGGTTCATCACGGCACCGCCGTTGACAGCCTGAGCCTTCTCGATGTCGTCGAGCTCGAACGCGAAGTACTTCGCCTGGTCGATGAGCAGCGAACGGGTCGCGTCGTCGATGTCTTCCCAGGTGATGTCGTTGTGCGCGGTGTACGACCCGATCGTCACGTCGTTGATCGACGTGATCTTGACGGAGTCACCCATCCGCTTGACTTCGCCCTCGTAGTCACGGTTCACGAGACCACCGGCGACAGCCTTCTTGCGGAGGGCGACGAGGATCTTCGCCGTCCAGATGTCGGGTACAAAGTTGGTAACAGCCATGATTGGCCTTTCTGTGGATTACCCCTTGCCGCCGAGCAGGTTCGACAGTTGACCGTTTGCTTCGGCCTCGAGAATCTGATCGGGGGTGAGGGATTTGAGTTGTTCGCGAGTGAGCTGCTGAGGCTGCGTCGCCTTGCCCTTCGCGCCCTGGTCCGCTGTTCCGCCGAACTTCTTCTGATCGGCGGGCTTCAGCTCCGGGTACTGCGAAAGGACGGCTTCGATCGCGTCCGTCACGGACTGCGGGTCAACCTCACCGTTGGCATCGACGTCAATCTCTGACGCGTCGATCACCTTGAGTGCGAGGGCGGGGTTGTTCACCGCGCCCTTCAGAGCGGCCCTAAGTTCGGCCTGCACGAGCCGCTGATTGAAAGCGTTCTGCGCTTCCTCGCGTGCTTCGCGGCGGGCCTGCTCAAGAGCCTGTTCAGCCGGCTCCTTGTCCGCATCTGCACGGGCAGCCTCGGCAGCGGAAGCACGACGCTCCGCTTCCCGACGAGCCTTCCGCTCAGCGGCAAGAGCCTTCTTCAGACCAGCCGAGGGATCTTCGTCAACCACGTCGTCAGTGGTGGCGTCAACCTCGTCGGTCTCAACGATTTCCGCGTCCGTCGTCTCAACGGTCTCGGCATCAGTCATGTGGAATCACTCCTTGGATGGGATAGAAAAGGAGCCCCGTCACAGGACTCCCTTGGCACCCCATGCGGGGTGATTCACCGCGTCACGCGGGAAGATTCAGTACAGGTACCCGTACCGCTGCAACAGCTCACGGGCACGCTCAGGCGTTGTCGCCATCTGCATGATCTGCTCCGGCATCAGCCGGAGCGTCTGCGAACGCCGGTACCGATCCGTGCCTTGCTTGGCGAGATCGGTTTGCGACCGCCCCCACAAGCCGCGCGACGTCGTGCCCTCGGGGGTCGCGTACACCATCAACGGTTTCCCGTCGCGACTCGTCCCGACCTGCACCGGCCGAAGCTGCGCGAGACTGTACGACCCATCCGGACGCTTCGTCGACGTCAACGCACCACGACGAGAGTTGACGACCTTGACCGGGTCAGCACCCTGCCGGATCGCCTCAGCGCCAGCCTTCGTGAACACCCGATCCTGTTCCGCCTCCGACAACGACTCGAAATAGTCGCCCGGGGACGTGAAGAACCCAGGAGGGGTCTCGTCCTCATACAGCGGCATCGACGTGCAACGGCAACCAGGGTGCCGGTCAAAGTCAGTTCGGTACCCCTTCACGCCGGCGAGGATCGCACACCTTGAACAGGCGCCCGGCTGGACTACCCGCACCGAGAACCGCGACCCGCGCCCCGTCGCCAGGGTGGAGTCCGCGGAACGGCCCGCGTCACGGACAAGCGTCGCCGCCATCACCGACATATAGGCGGTGGCGGTCTCGAAAGCCCGCCCCACACCCACACCCCGCCCAATGAGCGACTTCGCGGTCGTGATCGCGGCGTACAGTTCCGGCGCGATAGCGCGGCCTTCACGAGTCGCCCCGCCGAACGCTTCCGGAACCACCCGGGCAGGCGCCATATCGGCGCCCATCAGTTCCCCCGACGCCCGCACGTAAGCCGCGGAGCCACGAGCCGCAGTCACCTGAGCAGAGGTGATGATCCGCTCCACCTCGGGGGCAATGACAGACCACCGGGCGTCCATGTCACCGTTCGCCTGACGCCACAACCGCAGAACCCGCCGCGACGCGACATCAGATGTTGCTACGAGTCGGTTCTGTCGCTCACTCGCCAGGCTCGTCAGCGACGTCATCGGTCATCCCGTCCTGAACAGCCATCTGAACCCCGGCGCCCAGCGCCTCGTCGAGTTCCTTCTGCCGCAGCTTCATAATCCGGCGAATGTCAGCCGGCGAAGCCCCGTCAAGCTCGAGCAGGTACTCAAACGGGTAACCCATCTGAGCCTTCTTCACGAGCGCGTCAGCGAGCTGCGCCTCAGAACGGATCTCCGGCGACTCCCAAACGATCTTCGCCAGGCGTGCACCCTCGGCAGCCTTCCTGTCGTCCTTCACCAGAGCCACCAGACGCAGCACCTCCCGCAACTGCGGGTCAGTGAACGTGATGAACTCCCGAGCCTTCTTATTCAGGCCCGTCTCAGCGGACTTCAGCGCATCACCCGACAGGTTCGAGATGCCCTTGTTCGACACAAGATAGTGAGGAGGAGTACGGGTCTGCGCCGCAATGTGCCCCACCGCAATCTCGATCGTGTCCGTGAAGATGTCGAGGCTCGCAGCCTTCCACGAATCGATCTTCGCGTTATCGCCCGTAATCGTGATGAGGCGCCGTTCGCGAAGATCCTTCATGTCGACCGGCCGCGAACCAATCGCCTTCCCGTCAGCATCCAGGATCGGAATCATGGGCGGCTGAGTGCCGAGCATCACACGTGCATCCATCGACGCGTAATCCGCAGCGAGGAACAGGTACGCCCACAGCAGGTTGATTGCATCCTGCATGGGCATGACACCCTGAATCTCCGACAGCGGGTCACCCTTGAGCGTGGGCCGGTTCTGGATCTCCACCACCGGAACCACACCCAGCGGGTTCGCGATCGGCCACGAGTCATCGCCCGTACCCTGCCGCTCCACCCACCCACCCGAGGCGGCGTACTCCTGCCGCTGCTGCTCCGACATCGACTCAAGCTCGTTCGCCGGCGTCACACGCGGGCGAATCCACTTCCACACCTCAGTAGCCGTGTACAGGGTCGCGAACTCGTCATCCTCGTCCACCCACGTCTTCAACGCGGCCGTCCGCAGACGCGGGTTCTCCCAGTCGTACTCAATCTCAACCGACGACGGGTGCTCAAACGTCACAATCGGGGCACCCGAAGAGTCACCCCACACGATCACGAAACACCGCTTCGCCGTCAGCGCCGTCACAGCACCCTGCGAGAACTGCGCATCGAACTCGTTCATCTGCAACGCGTCCCACAGCTTCGACGCCGTCGACTTCGGCATGTTCGCAATACCGATCGGCTTCAGACGCTCAGCCTCAGCATTCACGACCGTCCCACACCAGTTGTCGGAGAAGTCCGCGTAACGCGACGCGTTCGCCTTCTTCCACTCGTCGGTAGCGAAATTGAGGGGCTGGTCGCCTTCGTAGTACGACTCAGCCCTCTCAATATCGGGTCGACGGTTGTTCAGTCGCGTGTAGATACGCTGCGTCAGTTTCCGGGCGGAATCCGCGTCCATGC